AAGCCAACCAAATCGCGAAGGAAACCCGTCGCGGTAAGGGTAACATCATCCTCTGTTCAACGGACGTTGCTTCTGCGCTTCAGATGGCTGGCATCCTCGACTACGCGCCTGCCTTGAACGCGAACAACCTGAACCCGGATGACACCGGCAACACCTTCGCGGGTGTTCTGAACGGGCGCTTCCGCGTCTACATCGACCCATATGCGGGTGCGAACTACATGGTCGTAGGATACAAGGGCGCGAACGTCTTCGACGCTGGCCTCTTCTACTGCCCATACGTTCCGCTGCAAATGGTTCGCGCCGTCGGTGAGAACAGTTTCCAGTCGAAGATCGGCTTCAAGACCCGTTACGGAATGGTCGCAAACCCATTCGCACCGGGGCTGGCTGCTGGAAACGGCGCTCTGACCGCAAACGCGAACGTCTACTACCGCAGAACGATTGTCACCAATCTGCTCTGATAACAAGAACCCGAAAAGGGCAAAAAAGGGGGACTTCGGTCCCCCTTTTCTTTTGTCTTGACAACGAAATATCTTTGATATAGAATCGGGGAATCTAAATCGCCCGTTCTTCGATGCAAAGAAGGTTTTCGGGGCCATACATTCGAATGCTGGTTCCGACTTCCATTTCAGTCCTGCACCGGATGGAAAGAGTTGCGTTTCCACCTGCATAGGAAAACTTGACAACGTAGTTCTTCATAGACTAGATTCCTTCTGTTTTGACGACATAAATAGTTCCAGACGCGACATGAGGTTAAGATGATAAGCCAAGGATTCCTTTCACCGCTAGAGTTCCGATTCTCTATCAAGAGGCTGCCGAATGTAACATTCGCGGTCCAGTCTGTCAACCTTCCTGACATATCGGTAGGCGTTTTTGAGTACCCTACCCCGCTGCGCCCATACTTCCAAGGTGGAGACAAGATACAGTATGGAGACCTGAACTTGAATATTCGGGTTGACGAAGACATGAAGTCCTATGTCGAAATATACAACTGGATAACAGGGCTCGCGAAGCCCGACTCGACAGACCAGTTCCGCGCTCTTGAAAACTCAGACTTCGGGTTGTATTCGGATGCGACGTTGACCATCTTCAACAGTTACAAGAATCCGAAGATAGAGGTCACCTTTCGAGACATATTCCCGACCTCTATCACCGCCATAGAGTTCGACACAACCCTGACCGACGTTGAAAACGTCTCTTGTAGCATCACATTCAAGCACAACGGGTTCAGCATCAAGACTATATGATTTTAACACTATGGATTCGTTATGAAGATTGAAGAAATCTACGAAGAGTGGGAACGCGACGGTACTATAGACATCACCAATATCAGTGGCGAGTCGGTTCGGATACCTAAGTTGCACAACAAGTATTTCAGGTACTACGTTGAAGAGAGTCTACGACTGAAGGCACTTCGCGCAGAATACAAGAAACTCTACAAACTCAAGTCGGACTACTATCGCGGAGACCTCGACAAAGAGGAACTCAAGGAACTCGGCTGGCCTATCCAGAACCTCAAAATCCTTCGAACCGACATTCCTACATATGTAGAGTCGGACTCCGACATCATCAACATGACACTCAAGATAGGCATGTCTGAAGCGAAGGTAGAGTACCTGGAGTCCATAGTCAAGCAGATAAACAATCGGGGATACCAACTCAAGAACATTACCGATTGGGAGAGGTTCAAGTCAGGTGGATAAGGCAACTACAGAAACAAAATGTGGGATGTATAAATAGTCTCTAAAGGAGACTAAGAATGATATACCTGTATGTTAAAACTCACAATAAAACCGGACTGAAATACCTAGGTAAAACAGAGAAAAATCCATACGAATACAACGGCTCCGGAGTTTATTGGAAAAAACACTTAGCGAAGCATGGAAACGATGTGACCACCGAAGTAGTGTTTCATTCCGATGACATTTCTGATATAAAGAGAAAAGGTTTGGAAATGAGCCGAAAGCACAACATCGTAGAATCGGAAGAATGGGCAAATCTTATGGAAGAAAATGGCATCGGGGGCGTAACATCCACATCTTTCAAAACTGGGAACGAACCTTGGTGTAAAGGCAAAAAACTAGATTCTGTATCGGAAAAGAGAAAAGAGTATTGGAGAAAGTGGCGAGAAAAAAATCCAGATTACAAATCGAATTGGAAGATTAACAAAAGAACGAAAAAAGGCATATCAGAAGAGACCAGAGAAGTTTGGAAAAAATCTGTCACTAAAACCAACAAATCAATAATAGAATGCCCACACTGTAAAAAAACAGGCAACCCAGGTAATATGAAAAGGTGGCATTTCGACAAATGCAGAGACAAAAATGGATGACGTGTATATAGAAAAGGTCAACGAAGTTTACGTCAAAGTGAAAACGGAACCTTCGATAAAAATGGAAATAAGCGACCATTTCACATTCAAAGTGCCCGGTTACAAGTTCATGCCTGCGTATCGTAACAAGATTTGGTCAGGAGATATCCGTCTTCTGAACCTCATGACGGGGATCATATACGCGGGGCTGGTGCCTCAGATTGTCGACTTCTGCGATAAGCGGGGTTACTCTGTCGCCCTTGACGATGCACTTCATATCAACAACGACATACCCGAGGAAATCGGATACCTTCTGGCGCAAGATTTGAAAGCATCTTTCCTACCCCGAGATTACCAGAACGAAGCCGTGAGGCTCGCGCTGTCTCAGGAACGTGTTCTGCTTCTGTCCCCGACCGCATCAGGAAAATCGTTCACCATCTACCTGATAGCCAACTATCATCGGATGGAAGGGCGAAGAGTGTTGATCGTTGTCCCGACGGTCGGGCTTGTCACGCAACTTGCATCGGACTTTCGAGACTACAACACCAATCAAGGAACGTCTTTCACGACACACAAGATCATGCAAGGTGTCGACAAGGACATGTTTGTTGACTTCACCATATCAACATGGCAGTCGATATACAAGATGCCCGCAAGTTGGTTCGAGCGGTTCGATGTTGTCATAGGAGACGAGTGCCACCTGTTCAAAGCGAAGTCTCTTTCGTCTATAATGGAGAAGTTACCCCACGCGCGATACAGAATAGGGCTGACAGGAAGCCTTGACGACTCTCAGACCAACCAGACGGTTCTGCAAGGGCTCTTCGGGCAGGTTCGGCGGGTCATCACGACAAAGGAACTCATAGACAACAAGACACTCGCGGAGTTCGACATCAAGGCTCTGGTTCTCAACTACTCCGACAAGGTGAGAAAGGAGAACCGCGGGAAGACATATCAAGAGGAAATCGACTGGATAGTGAGCAACGAAACGCGAAACAAGTACCTCGCGAAAATGTCAACGAGTCTGCCCGGAAACGTTCTTATTCTGTTCCAGTTTGTCGAAAAGCATGGTAAGGTTCTTGAACCCCTTCTCAAAGGAAGAGGCAAGTCCGTCCACTTCGTCCACGGTGGCGTTTCAGCGGATGAAAGAGAACGCATTCGTAACGAGGTCGAAAAGACGACTAACAACGTCATCCTCGCTTCGTATGGCACTTTCTCGACAGGAACCAACATCGTCAATCTCGACTACATCATCTTCGCGTCACCTTCGAAGTCGAAGATTCGAAACCTGCAATCTATAGGAAGAGTCCTTCGAAGAGGCAAGAACAAGGAAAAGTCAACTCTCTTCGATATAGTCGATGACCTTTCTTGGAAGGGAAATCGGAACTTCGCTCTGAAGCACTTTGAGGAACGCATAAACATCTATGACGAAGAATCCTTCGACTACAAGATTTACAAGATAGACCTACAGGAATGATACAATGGAAAAATCGACACCTCAGAATCTATACTTCATCAAGTTGAAAAGCGGAGAGGAAATCGTAGCATCAGTGATGATGGTACTCGCCCATTCAATCGTCATAACAGGAGCCGTGCAAATTCAGTTCGACACGGAAAATATGCGAGGTTACCGAAAGGATTGGCTGTTTTTCATGGAACGCCCCGTGGCAGACATTCCCATGAGTGAAATCATGTTCTTTGGAAAGGCGAATGAACTTGCCATCAAGCACTTCGACCAATATTGGGCGGACTTCAAGAGAATCACTGCTTCTGAAAACAAGACGGTCGATGAAGACTTCGGCATCGTGGAAGAGGACTTCTCGGGTGATGGCGATGACACTGAAGATGACTATGCCCCCAAGGCAAC